TGTAGTATCTAATATTTTTCCGCCTACACCACTTGTAAGTCCTGTTATTGTTTCATTAGAATCGAAGTCACCTTGAACTGGTGAATCAAATGTTAGTAAGTACTGATCGTCTGGATTAATAAACGATACAAATGTTCTTATTGCAGTTGGGCTATCTAACGCGCCAGGCGAATTAGCTGATGCACCAACTTGGCTAAGTATAGAAGCCACAGGTGAATCATTTAATAAATCTTTATCTTTTAGTTCAGAAAACTTAACACCAACTCTTTGTATTATATTTTGTAAAGAAACGCCTGGTGCAAACATTGCTTTAATTGTAAAATCTAAAGTATATATTATAGTTCTACGTGTAGTAAAGTCTCCTTCATAATCATCTTGGAAAGAAACACTATTAAGAATAAATGGTACATCTGTTTTTGAATCAGGTCCATCAATGCCTTTAATAGTTACACTATATTCAGGTGCAAACGTAGGTAATATTTGTTCAACTATTTGTAATGCATCATCTTGATTTTTTGCATATATATTAAGTTGCATACCTATGCTATAAGGCACACTTTGAAATTGTGTTGTTTTATTTTTGTCTGTAGTTCCAGGGGTTAATTTTCTATTTAATTTATTTAATTTAGTTGCACTATCATAATCAATACCTGTCATTTCAAAACTCATTCTAGGTAATTTTAGTGCAACACCTTTATCTGTTAAAGTGCTGTCTTCAGTTATACGAGCTAAGAACTTAGATCTTGGACCGTATGAAATTGGAACATGTATAGTATTAGTAGTTACACCACTATCAAATCTTGCAATCTTAATATTATTAAATATTGTACCAAACACTGATACAATTCTTTTTACAGTTGCATTATAGAAATAATTACTTAACATTAGTTCACCTCACCGAATGGATTTATTTCACTAAAGTCTATATAGTTACTATTTAAATCTTCGAAGTCTTGGTTGTCAGCATACGGATCATTGTCATCAATCGCATCCATTGTATCTATAGCTGTAATAGTTGCAGATAATCCTGATGTGCCTCCTGTTAATACATCACCTACATCAAAATTAGAAGATGCACCAAC